GCTCAACTCATGGCCGCAAACGGCATATCTCAGGTTGAGCTGTCGAGCCGCACTAGCGTCGGCCAGTCGACCATTTCCAGGATCCTCAAGCCCCAAGGCCCTAAAGGCATCAAGGAGCCAACCGACAAGCAGGTCAGACCTTTGGCCGAGTTCTTTGGGATCACCACCGACCAGTTACGCGGGTATGAACCTCTGGGCGAAGGCGAGCCAGAGGCGGAGCGACGTGAAACTCTATCTACGGCAGATATCGTCAAGCAGATGCTGGCGAAGCATGGCAAAGGCCTGTCTTCAGACGCCAGGCAGAAGATCGCCGACGCTATCGAGGAAAAATCTGCTGAGCAGCAGGCTTCGTCCAACGTGGTCACCGTGGACTTTTCGAGGCCCGGCCAGGTCGGCGACGAGGTATGGATCGCTCACTATGACGTCCGGGCAGCAATGGGTGGCGGCCAGATCCCTCACGACTATCCAGAAATGCTGCAAGACATCAGGGTCAGCCCCCGCCACCTTCGCGAAATGGGTGTCACGTTCAAAGAGCACTACCACCTGAAGATGATCACCGGATGGGGCCAGTCTATGGCGCCCACGATTAAGGACCGCGATCCACTCCTGGTCGATATCACCATTCGGGAGTTTACGGGCGACGGGATCTACCTCTTCTCCCATGACGAGATGCTCTACGTGAAGCGCTTGCAGAAGAAAGGGAAGGACCGCTTCAAGATGATCTCGGACAACAAGCACCATGATCCCGAGGATATTCGCGTGGATGACACGCACATCCTGGCGCGGGTGCTATACGTCTGGAACGGTCAGCCCGTCTAAGCCAGGGCAAGACGCTCTAACCATCCCATAGAGGCCCGCCAAGCGCGGGCCTTTTCATTCCCTCTGGAAAAATTTATGCACTGGTGCATTGACACCCCATTTGCACTGGTGCATATTTTGTCCATCGAGGCGCTACTGAGGCCCTCGGAGAGGCCCTCAAGCCTCACCGCTCTTTACACAACCTGACGTGAACCCCTCGACGTACCGGCAGCCGCCGGTGGCAACCAAGCTAAACCGTCGACCATGCAGCCTCTGGATAGCTGCCGTGCTTCCACATGCAAGCACGCGAAATCACCCGCCCAAACTGGCAATGCATCGAACACGAAATGTGCGGCGCCGGTGAGAGACGACTCGGTAGCGGTGGGTGGTGGAGAAAAGAGATTTCACTGATGCAGCTTGGCGACAGGCTGCATTGGGAAATCAACCGCCCTGGAGGGCAAGACGATGTCAGAAATGACGCGTGAAGAGGCCTACGACCGTATCGCCGAGATTGCTGAAAAGCACGCCCTGATCGCTCAGGCCTTCGGCGGGGTGATCACCGTAGTCCATCCCGAAACACAGCGTGCGCACGGCATCGAGGAGAAGTGCTTGTATATGGCCGGCCAGGGCAAATATCCCGAGCCAAAGGCCGATCCTGCTCCTGTCGCGAACAAACCAGAAGCTCGCGAGCAGGCAGACCTGTTCGAATCCTGACAGCCGGAAAGACGGCCCGATGCCCTGCTCCCCATCGCAGGCTGCATCGGTGATTCATCTGCTCGCGGGAACGGCAGGCATGCCAATGCCGCTTGAGGCTGGTAACTCAGTTAGGTAGAGGCCAGTGCACGGGAGGTCGCGGGTTCAAATCCCGCTCAGCCGAACAGATGAATCACCGATGCAGCTTTCATCGATTTAAAGCTCATCGAAAAGAGTATTACGCAAGTTAAGACTCACCATCATCAACCTTAATCGACGTACACGCAGGCGAATCCGGGGCCTACCCGGCCAGGCCAGATGCATGTGAGGTAGCGCTCACCGCCTGCACCCGTTCCCTTCACATACGACCGCATTGGCGGGTGCCAGGCTGGCTTTTCACGCCCAGTTTGGTCACTGCGCCTGGCATCCGACCAATGCGGTTGTCCACTGAGGCCAAAACCATGAGCAACAAGGACACCTTTGCCTTTCCGACGCCGGCCAGCGAGTACGCCGGTCACGGCACGGCTTTCGGCATGACCCTGCGCGACTACTTCGCGGCCAAGGCCATGCAGGCATCAAGGTCCAGGCAGTCTCAGTACGCTAGCTGGGATGATCTGGCGCAAGACTCATACGAAATTGCCGACGCCATGCTCGCCGCCCGGGTGAAGCCATGAGCGGCTGGATCAAGTGCAGCGACAGGCTGCCGGAGGTCGGCTCCACGGTCTTGGCATGGAATGAGGTTTACGGCGCTCGTGAAAGCCAGTACCTGGAGTACTGCGAAGGATCAATTGCCCACTTCCACGGCTACCCGCCGTACTTTTCGTGGGAAGAGCCGCAAAGCAGTTGGGCCTCAAGCTGGAAGCCGACTCACTGGCAGCCCCTCCCTTCCCCACCCACCGAGTAACCCACCACCTGGAGGCGACCATGGGCGCACTTCGAGCAGCACAGTTTGAGTACGACAACCGGATGCCGCCGGCGGTGAGCGAAGTAGCCGACGCGGAATCCACTTGGATCGACGACGGCATCGCTGAACTG